ATAGAACATTGTATGTTATTAACGTGGGTGGTGGTTCTGATACTCAATGGTTTTTAGAGTCAGAGCATAAAAATATGGGAGTAGACTTCCATGCAGCAGTCGTAAAAACAGACTTTGGAGTTGCCTGGGTAAATAAAAATGGTTTATTCTTTTACGATGGTTCACAGATAAGAAACTTGCAAAGCAAAATACTTGAATCAGATTGGACAGGCTTTGTAAACGATGATACTATGATTGGATATGAACCAACTCATAAACATTTAGTTATAGTTAGAGATGCTGCAGCTTCTGGTGGTACAAGTGGTGATGCTTATGTTTATAGTTTTATTACAAACAGCTTTACTTTTGTAGAAGATATGGTTGATAACTCTGTAAAAACTAATATTATTACAGACCTACATAATAATATGACTTTAGGTGTAGGAACAGATGAGTTAGAATCTTATGATGGAGAGCCAGATTCTGGAGCTACATTTGACATAAAGTTAAAAGACGATGACTTTGGTTTTCCTAATATAGTTAAGAAGATTTACGGTGTAACTGTAGAATATGCTAGTGGAGCATCTAATAGTAATGGTGTTAAATATTTTTATACAAATGATAGTGGTACAAAGCAAGGAACTGCTAATGCTGGGACTTTAGCTAGTACAAGCAATGACTTAGATGTAAATAGAATTACATTTGGTTCTCCATTACTAGCTTCTTCTTTTCAAGTTCAGATAGATTTAGATGGAAGTAGTATTCAAAAAGTAAATAGTGTTGGTGTAGAGTATAGACCATTATATAAGAGAATTACATAATGCCTATTGATAGAGAAAAAAGATTTTTATATAACTCTAAGGGAGTTAAAACAAAGTTACAACAAGGATATCCATCAAACGATTCTGGAAATGATGGAGAAGAAAGACTGGTGAAGACACCAGATGGTAAGCTTAGGCTTTACAGAAAAGAATTAGGTGCGTGGCACTTTTTAGAATTTACAAGGAGTTAAGATGACTTTAGCAGAATTATTAGCAAGTATACAAGCTGGTCAGGCAGCTGGAATGGGTGAGACTGGAGCTCAGTTATCTATTACAGCGGAAAGTGAAAGAAGGGATATACGAAAAGCTACAAAAGAACTAAGAGAAAGATTTAGGGAAGCTGGAGAACAAGCTAAAAAAAGAGAGAAAAAAAGAGGTGTTGGCAGGCTAGTAGGTGGAACATTAGGTTTTCTTGCAGGTGGTTCTGGTGGTAGAGCTATAGGAAGTGCTATTGGTCAGCAGTTAGCAGCTGGTAATAATAATATTGGTCGTGTATCATCTGGATTAGGTGGAGGTATGTTTTTCCAAGGAGCTAGAGAAGATGTAGAATCATCGCAAAGGGATATTAATAGATTTATAACTGACGCAAATAGAGGGTTTAGTAGAAATGTTCTTGCAAGCGCTGCTAAAGATTATTTAAATGCTAGAAACCTTGAAAGTCTTGGCGTAACTAGAGAAGGATTGTTAGACCTAGGAAAAGCTACTATAGAAGGATTAAAAACAGGAGGTATTAAAGAAGGTTTAGGAACGATACAGGACTACATTCAATCTTTTAAACCAGGAGCTTTTGGTAGAACTGAAATCCTAAGAGGTTCAACTGGTGTTGGATTAATTGGAGGTATGGACACTATTCCAGAGGTTTTTCGTGAGATTGGTTCAATTCCAACAGCTGCTAGCGTATCAAATCCATTATTAAATTACAGAGGAACATCTCAGCAAAATATGGGAATATCTAGAAATCTTGGTTTTGACCCTAGCAAATCTTTAGTTGACCAATTAAAATCATTAGGGATGGCATCTGACTTTGCTTCGAGACGTTCACTTTATGGAGGAATAATATAATGAGTTTTCAAGATTTACTACAGCAAGCAGGATTAAGTGGTTTTCAACAATACTTTGGAGACCCAACTAAAGAAGCTTCTATGGGTCAACAAGTAGCTCAAGCTTTTGGCTTTGAAGGAAGTCAAGCAGAACAGTTTGGTCAATTTTTTCAAGGCATAGACCAGCAAAGATTGTTGGATGCAGCTGGAGAAATAGGTCAAAGGCAATCAATGAGAACTGGTCAACTATATGGAGACGTTAGTACTCAGCTTGGAGAATCAATGGAACAGCTTAGACAAAGAGCTGGTCAAGCTGGATTTGCTGGCTCTGGAGCAGCCATGAGACAAGCTTCTCAGTTAAGAGGTGGTGCTCAAGAGACAATAGGTAGAGGTTTATATGGAATAGAGCAGCAAAGAGGTCAAGAAATGGCTGGAATAACTGGATTGCTTCAAAACTATTTAACTAGTACGCTCAGAAGAGGTGAACAAATATCTAGGCTAGACCCAACATCTGGAGTAGCACCGACTCCTCAGCCTACAATTAGACAGCAAGCAATTCAGCAAGATGTTCAAGAAATTTTACAAGCTAATCCAACCATGACTTACGAGCAAGCTTTGGATATAGCAGAACAATCAGCTGATAGACTTTAGGGAGATTTTATGGCAAACGGATTTGATTACGAATCACCAATAAACAGATTGTTAAGCGTTACTATACCTCAGTTTATAGAGGGTCAGCTTAACAGACAAGAATCAGCTAGAAGATTTGACGAGCAGCAAGCTTTTAGACAACAACAGTTCGATGCACAAATAGAACAACAAGCACGTCAAAACGAAATAATGGATAAAGCCCTCAAAACAGAAGAGCTAAACAGAGAAAATACAGAGCGTCTTGAGATAGAAAACAGTATGTTAAGCAGCATTCAACTTGAATCTGATTCTGAAAACGCATTAAGACTTGCTGAAAACTTTGAGTTTAAAACCGTTCAAGGTAAATCTAGATTTAGAGTTTTAGAAAAACAAATTCAGCTAGGAAAAGAAAACAATAGCAATATATTAAATTCGTATAGGCAGATTTTACCACCTGAAGTTATTGATGATTTAGAATCAAGCTCTTCTTGGAACAAACCAATAACTCACTCTGATGTTAAAGATAGGCTTGGGATATACATATCTACAGAAAAATTTGCAGATACTCAGTTTAATAATAAAGTTACAATTCTATCTAAAAATTTAGATTCTATTGAAAAAAGACTTAAACCTATTAATGACATGTTAAGCAAGATGGCAGTTTCTCCTGATAGTAAAAAGTCTCCAGAATACCTAAGCCTTTTACAGCAAGCAAATACATATCAAGACCAGTTAAATAAAGGTTATTCAGAATTAAGTAGCTTTTTATCTCAAGAGTCTGGATTAGAAATAAAAACATATGAGCCACCATCAGGAGTTCTTGCATCATACCCTAAAAGAAACTTAACTGTAGGCGTAGATGTTACTATAGATGAAGTTAGTAAATTGCCACCTGGAACATCAATTAATATGGAAGGAGCAACATTTCAAGTAACGGAAACTGGTGAATTTAAAGCAGTTGATAGTTCTGATGCTGCTACATTTAGTAAAGCTTTGGAAGAAAATTTATCAGAAATATATGTTGATGATATTCCTTCTTCTATTGAAACTGTAACTCCAGAGCCTCTAACAGAAGTTGGTGTTGACGATGCTGGAGCTGTTGAAAGATTAGCAGAAAGAACTTATGAGGGTGGTAAAGAACCTATGTCTAGAGGCTTTGAAGACATATTAAGAGCTTCCCCTTCTCAACAAAGAGAGATAGGTACTGGAGAAGGCGGTATGATTACTTTTGGAGGAGCTCCAGAATCTAATATAAAAGCATTAAGAAGTGCTGAAAAAGGAATAAGTCAAACACTAGATAATCTTATGGCATCTAGAGCTGAATGGCAAACATCCTTTCCATCTACTCAACAAGAAACAGAAAGTGTTAACAGTAATTACTTACAAAATATAGATAAGTCAAACAAAGAGTTAGGGTTTTTACTTAGAAATACTTATCAAGCTTATTTTAATGAGACAAACCCAAGAATAAAAGCAAGGCTTAAAAAGTCATTAGATAGAGCTGTTTCTAGGGTTGAGTCAGAAAATTCAAAGTTTCAAAAAATGAAACAATATAAAGGTAAGTATAAAAGATGGGAGAGAACAGCTCAATCTGTTCCTTTAATTAGCAATGAAACTATTGCTATAGCTAATGCAATTAAAACAGCAACAAAGTTACCAAGCTCAGCTCAAGATATTTTAGATACCAATAAAGTATCAAATGCTGAATTAGAGCAACAAATACAACAAGATTTTAAAATTTCACCACAAGAATTTGAAAGAGAAATAGAGAAAGATTTTAATGCTTTACCAGATGACGTTAGATTAGGAGTGTATAATAATGACATTAATAATTACAGAACAGCTATGGTAAATAGAATGAGAAATGCTGCAGTATATGGAAAAGCCCCACAAGGAGCTGTTGAACAAATACTTAATTCCTTGCAATAAAATTAAAGAGAGAGTTTAAATGAACGGAGAACCCAAAAATACTTACACCTTAGATGAATTAAAAAAGGTTTATAGTTACTATCAAACTAGACAGCCTAGTATAAATCAAAATACTCCATATCAAAATCTTAATAGAGACCCAGATTTATTTTCTGAGCAATCAAGAGTTCAAGAAAAAGAAATTTTTGATTTCTTACCTAATGTTGTAAAAAAAGCTTATAATGAATCTATAACTGGAATGTCTGAGCAGTTAGTTACTGGAGAAAAAAGGTTTGATTTAGATGGTTATGACCCTGGAGTTATGGCTGATATTGGAGCTGGAATACTATCATTTTTTATGCCAGCAGATTTTGTAGCTACAATAGCTGGTGGTGGTATTGGTGGAGTAGCTGGCAAAGCAGCTGCTAAATCTGCTTTAGGTAAAGCAGCCACAATGGGTACAAAGAGATTGCTAAACAATGGTACTAAAAAAGAATTAGCTAATAAAGTTATAAAGTCTGGAACTGAAAAGATTTTAACAGAAGCTGGTAGACAATCTGCTGGTTTTGGTGTGTATACTGGTATAGCTAGCGCATTAAAACAAAAAATAGATACAGATGAAATTGATTGGAGCGATGTATTAACAGATTCAGCTAAGGGTAGTTTATCTGCTGGAGTAGGTGGTGCTGTTTTAGGTAGAGCTACAGCAAAGGGAACTGCAAAAGCTCTTGCGTACACTCAAGAGGCTGCTGCTTTTGGTACTATTGACCCTATATTAGAGGGTAGACTGCCAAGCCCTATGGATTATGTAAACTCTGTTGGATTTGCTCTCGGTATATCTGGTGTTGCTGGAGCTCCTGGAGCTATTAAAAAATTAAATGCATACAAAAGAAACATATTTGAAAAAGAAGGTATAGGTAGCTTTGACAATCTTTCAGTGGAAGATATAGGAAAGCAAAGAAATATAGCAAATATATTTACAGAGTCAATGTGGGATGGTGAGAGAGGTGTAAAGAGATGGGAAATTATATCTCCAGATGCTTCAGATGTTAAGTTTACAGACGTAAGTGTTATTGGAAGGCAACCTGCAAAAGGAAAGTCTAAATTTAAGGGAGATTCTTTTAAGATTATAGACAATAACACCCAAGAAATAAGAAATATAAATAGAAATAAATTTTTTAAAAAATATTCAGAGTCAAAAAAATCTAGAATAAAAACAGAATCTAATATTTATGACATGGCTGAAGAGCTAAAAATAAATGTAGATGGAGAAATAAATGTTTTTACAAACGGAAGGGCTAAAAAAGTATCTGATTTATCTGATAGGGATTTAAATAATTTTCATCAAATGTATTTTAGAAATTATCAAAACTCTTTATTTAGAAAAGGTTTTGCTCAGTATTCTTCTGATATGCCACAAACAGATTTATTTGTTCATTATTTTGGTGAAAAAGCAGCTAACTTTTTACGCTCTCCACTTAAAAATTTTAAAGATAAAGGCTCTCAAGCAGTTGCTAAGTCTCTTATAGATTTATCAGATTCAATATCTGGATTTGAAGCAAGGTCTCGTACAGACATTTTGGCAGCTAAAAAAATACTTGGTAAAAACAAAGATAGATTGACTAGAATATATAGAGAAGCTGTAGGTTCTGCTCCAGAAACAAAAGCAAACAGAGAAGCTGTTCAGTTGATTAGAAAGTGGTCTGAAAGTAGGTTTGAATACGCAAGAAAAGGCGGCATAGTTCCAAAAGGTAAAATAGAAAAATACTTACCAAGTATGTTTAATGCTAAAACAAAAGACCTATTATTTGATGATTATGTAAGAATAGAAAGAGATTCTAATTTTATGTTTGCTGACAACATAGAGCTTGGTCAAAATTCAAAAAACTTGTTAAATAAAATTATATCTGACAAAGTTATGAATAATAAATTAAGCCCTCAGTTTAGTATTTTAATTGAAGACATACAAAGACAGTATAAAAGAAGTGGTAAAAAAACTAACATGACATATGCTGAAGCATATTCTTTATTTAGAGAAGAAATTAGGCCAAGTAAAGTCAACCCTCATGGCAACCTAGAAAGAAAAAGAAAATTTAATATACCAGAAGAGCTGCTAGAAACAGACCCGATTACATTAATGGCTGTATACGATTCCAGACTAGGAAGAAGGGTGGAAACATCTAGAATTTGGGGTAGAGATAATGAAGGTATAAACGAAGCTATTAAAGAAATTGGAGTTCCTGGGGAACAGAGAAGGCTTACAACACTAGTAGAGCAGATGACTGGATTTGCAGAAGCTGATTTAAGTAGGCAGAGGTCTCCAGAATTAAGAAAGCTAGTTACTAATTTTATGGGATTTGAAGCTATGACAAAAATAGCTGGTGGAGATGCTACTATAGCCAACATATTTCAGCCAATGATATCAACCATACCATCACTAGGTATAGGAAGAACAGCAAAAGGATTTATTAAACTTTTAGATAAAGACTTTAGAGCTAAGCTACCTACTGTATACGTTGACTTTATTAGAGAAATAGTTGGTGAAGCATCTAGTACATCGGTAATGAGAAAAGCATCTGATTTTGCTGCTACATATAGTGGGTTTACACCAATTAATAAATTTAACAATATGCTAGCATCTGCTACAGCTAAGATAGCAATTGACGATTATATAAAAGCTTACCAAAAAAATCCTACTAGCTTTAGGGGTAAGTACGCTAAAGACAAATTAAGAAAGTTATTTAATATAGATGCAGAAAGATTAGATTCCTTGACGAGTTCTAAGGTAGATTCAGCGACAGCTGCTTTTGCTAAAAAAAGTCAGCTTCAGAGAGATTATTTAAGAGAACCTTTATGGCTTAGCAATCCAGCAACAAGACCATTTGTTTTGTTTAAAAGTTTTGGTGTCAAGCAAGCTGGTTTTATAACAGAGCAAATCAGAGAAGAGTTTCAAAGAGGTAATCCTCTTATATTGGCTAGGCTAGCAGTAGGTGGTATGGCTGGTGGTGCTGCGATTAACTATGCTAAAAACTTTATGACAAATGTATTATCAGGTAGAGACTATAAACCGAAAGAAGATACTAAGTTTAATGAATTTGTTCAGAGCTTTGGAACTGTGGGTGCATTTGGAATGTTATCTGATTTTATGGATGCAGAAGATTTAGCTGGTCAATTAGAGTTTACTTTAAAACCAGTTTTCTACAGTGATTTAGAAAAATCTGTAGATTCCTTTGGAGAACTAATGAAATCTGTAGATGAATTTGGTTTTAATATGATTTCTTTTAGAAGGGCAGCGTACAAAGCATCTCCTATACTAGGAACAAATGCAAGGAGATTGTCAGAAAGATTTCTTGCCACACAATCTCAGAAAAGAAATGCTCAAAAGAACAGAAAAGGTAAGGTTAGAACTGATGCATTAAAACTTATGTCTGAAGGAAAAAGTGATTTAGCTACAAGAAGAATAGTGCAATGGAATAACTCAAATCCAACCAATCCAATAACATATAACGATATAAATTATAAAGAAATATATAGATATGTTATGAAGAAGAACATGAAAGTTGACACAGAGAATATGACAGACGAACAACTAATGCTCTATAGAAACTTTATAAGGTAGTAATGGCTAGAAAATTTAAACCAGTAAAGAAAACAAGGAGAGGAACTCCGTTAAAATACGTAAGGGGTTCAAAGAATCCATCATCTAGAGAGGCTGAGATACGCAGAACAAGAGAGTTGTATAGAATGGGAAAACTAACACCAGCTATGATGGATAAAATATCTAAACTAAGGAGTGAAAGTGCCACGAAAAAAAGCAAGCCCACGAAAAAAAGCAAGCCCAAAAAGAAAAACATCAGGGGGTAAAGCAGCTGTACTAGCTAAGTACTCTAAGAGCTCTGGCATATCTAAAGGTACTTTATCTAAGGTATACTCTAGAGGATTAGGTGCTTTTTATTCTAGCGGTTCTAGACCTGGAACTAGTGCTCATGCATGGGCTGCTGGCAGAGTAAGAAGTTTTGCAACTGGAAAAGGTGGAGCTAGAAAAGCTGACGCTGATTTAATTAGAGGTGGTAAGAAAAAAACAACCACCAGAAAGAAGAAGAAGTAATGCCTGCTAAGAAGAAGAGAGACTCACGACTAGCTAGAGCTGGTGTATCTGGTTTTAATAAGCCAAAGAGAACACCAAGTCATCCTAAAAAAAGTCATGTGGTAGTAGCTAAAGTCGGAGATAAAATTAAAACTATTAGATTTGGAGAGCAAGGAGCTAGTACTGCTGGTAAACCTAAGGCTGGAGAGTCTAAGAAAATGAAGATGAAACGTAAGTCTTTTAAAGCTAGACATAGAAAGAATATAGCGAAGGGTAAGATGTCTGCTGCGTATTGGGCTAATAAGGTTAAGTGGTAAATTGTGAACGAAAAAACCTTACTTGATATATTAACTGGTGGTAGATATTCTACATCACAAGACCTCCCAACGGCTAGAGAGGTTGGTAGCTCTGCTATAGATAAAATTATAGAATCAGATAGAAAGAGAAGAAGTCAAGTTATTGTTGAGCCTGGTAAAAGCATATTCGGAAAACCAACAGAAGCTTTTACTCGGGGAGATTTAGATAATCTAGTTGAAGGTTTAATTGGTGGAGGTCTAGCTGGAACAACTAAATCTGTACTTAGTTTTTTTCCTGAGAACAGGGTGCATGGGTATACTCCTAAAATTACTACGATAGTTGATGCTATAAAAAAGAACCGAGGCTCTGTTGGTATTGACCCTAGACAATTAAGTCAAGCTGAAAGAGCTGAGTTGTACGGAAGGTCAATAGGTATGGCTCAAAGAGAAGCTCCAGAAGAGGCTATGTTAAAAGTTCAGGGAGCATCTGGTGGAGGTGTATTAGATTTTGCCATAGAAGCAATGGGCGATATATCAAACAGGATGTATACTTGGGCTTCTGGGTTTCCAGGTTCGTATGGAGTTTCTGGTGAGAAGATAGATAGAGTTTTAAAAACTCTAAAACATAACTACGGATTTGAAAAAGAGATGAAGGAGAACATGGCATCAAATGTTAAGTTCTATAATGTTCCAGAAAAAGAATATATGGACAACCTTAACAAAGCTTTGAAAGAATATGGAAAAGCTCACTCGGAACTACCAGCCTTCAACGAAGTTCAAGAATTAATTAGAGAAGCTAATGTGGAATTTGCAAATAAAAATTGGAAAAAAGTAATATCTAATCTTGAGACTGTAAAAAAATATATGGACAAAGGTAGCGATAGTTTTATTAAGAGAGCACTGGAATAGATATGCCAAATAAAAAAGCCAAAGAAAGAAAGCGTAGAAAAAGAAAGCTTACGATTGAAAATAAATCTATTAAAAGATTAATAAAAAAGAAAAAGAAAGAACAAAGAGATGAATGAAAAAAATAAATCAATAGATGATATAATAAGAAATTCTGACATAGCTGGGTTTTTGTCAGGTATTATGGGTAGAAATATGGGAAATGTAGAGTCTAATAACTCTGGATTAGACTCTGTTTTAGATTCACTTGTAGCTATGAAATCTAGAGGAGAAGATGTAGAATCTTCAGGAGTTGACACTACAGATAAACAACAACAACTTTTAAAAATATTACTTAATTCTCAACCACAACCACCAAATAGAAGTACATATGGAGGTGGCACTGTTGGGGTAGTTGATAGTCCTATGACTATGCAAATGTTAATGAGAAATCAAGAGCCAGTTCCTCAAGATACTACTGGATTACCTAGAATGGATATAGAAACTTTGTTCAGATTACTTTCTCCACAAATGCAGGAACCTATTCCTCCTAGGTAAAATTATTTTCTATTTAATCTTTTAATCTTTTTCTCTCTCTCCCTCCTGAGCTGGGAGGGTTTAGTGTAAAAGCTACGCTCTTCCAGCTCTTCTTTAATACCAGCCTCTCTTACTTTCTTTTTGAACTCAGTAATCATTTTCTGAACTGTTTTATTTTTAGTCTTCTTCACTATTACCATTGTTTAAATCTTTCCATTTGTTTTTCATTTCTTGTTCTGCAAATTTCTCTGCTCTTATCTCCCATTTATTGTCTACATATGGGCTATTTCCACAGTTAGCAGCGACAGTACCAGCTTGATTATATTTCTTCTGAAACTTAACTCTTCCGTATTTCATAGAATCCATTACGTGCTTTACTTCATGTAATACGGTTTTAATTAACAGCTCTGGCTTTAAGTCTGCACTAATTAATACTTTGTCTTGGTCTGGTATATACATCCCATCACAATCCATATCTTCTTCTATGCTAATTACTGGGTCTAAATCGTACTGATTCATAACCCACTTAGCTACAACTCTCTTGATATTATCAGGCATTTAACTGCCCTTTCTTTGCTTCGTAATCTTTTGCACTCCTTATATCGTCAAACAATAAGCAGCTATCTCCAGAGTATCCCATTTCTACAGAGCCAGGAGTTCCATATCTATTCTTAGATACTATCAACATCATCTCATTCTTACCCCATATCCTACCATCTGAATCTGCTTGACCAAATCTAGACACATAGGGATAGTGTGTAAACACCACCATCTCTGCATCTTGTTCTAGCGAACCAGATTCTGCTAGGTCTGACAATCTAGGTGTAGCATCTATCCTATGCTCTATATTTCTGTTAAGCTGCGATACTAATATTACACACATATCATGTGCTTTGGCAAGCCATTTATACCTCATTGTTGTTTCTCTTATCTTATGCCTTAAGTCTCTAGAGTCTCTAGATGAAAACTCAATAAGACCTATATGGTCATCAATCACAACATCAGGCTTTACTCTTTTTATTTCTTCAAAAGTAGATTGCAAATCTCTAACAGAGTCATACATAAATAACTTGTCTTGGTAGTTGTCTTTGATAAACTGCATAGCAGTATGAACCTCTATAGATGATGATGTAGCTCCATGTCTTAAGTTTCTATAAGATAAACTCATAGATTCCATAGCAATAAACTTCTTCATCATTTCTGTGTTAGGCATTTCTCTGTTAAACATCATGACTTTTTTACCTGACAATACTAATTGTCTAGCTATGTTAGCAGCAACAGTTGTCTTACCATTGGCTGGTCTCCCAGCTATGATTGTTATTTCTCCTCTCGTCATTCCATGTATCACAGAATCAAGAGTATTGAGCCCTGTCTTTATAATCCCCTTGCTTTTGAATATTGAATCATCAGTATCATGAAGCAATGTTTCGAGGTTAAACTCGTTTCTAGACGGCTTGGTGTTGATTATATTAGATGTATCTGTGTTTATCTGTTCTATTATATCGTCAAAATCAACAGCATTATCTTCAGCTTTTCCTATCATCTTATGACAGTTGTTAACTATACTCCTTCTAAGAAAATCCTCGTACATACTTTTAGCTAGATACTCTGCATTAGCAGTTGTGACTCCACTAGTTGCTATCCTAGTCAGCTCATAAGATGGTAACTTTCCATCTATCTTGTTTTTTGGTATAGCTCTTGATACTGATAGAGCATCAACTGGCTCGTTGTTGTTGTAAAGCTTAGAACATTCTAACCATACTTTCTTATTGAAAGAGTTATAGAATACATTCTCTTCAGGTATCCACCTTCTTATATCTTCTATACACTCTGGCTTGTTAAGTACGCAGAACAACAAAGCTTCTTCTGTCTCTAAATTATACATTTATCCTCTGTCTATTATTGGTGGGATTCTATCTAGCGTTTTAAACTCATGTTCTTGCTTAGATTTTTTTGTTATAGTAGAGTTATTTATAATGGCTGCTAAATAAGGCAATCCCTTTCCTTCCATAGCTACATTATTTTCTATGTATTGATTCATAGAAATAATAGCCATCTCCTCATCACATTCTTTTGTACTGTTTAAGAATGAATGTATCTCTCTACTTGATAACTTAACAGTCCTACTTTTATTTATCTCTGACTTTACATACTCGTACAGCTTGCCATACTCTTTGCTTCTAGACAAAAGAATAGCGTCAATCTGCTTATCTAAGTTTTTAGATTTAAGAGTTGAGCCGCAGCTAGGACATTTATCTGTATTCTTACTACGCACAGTTAGGACAAGGCTCTTTATCCATACGAACATTAGCAAAGTTAGTATCGTCTAGATAATAAAAATTATCTGAACCTCCATCACTAATACGACACCAAGCTTTCTTACAATATTCGCATCTATTAGGTGAGCTAGAATATCTAAGCTTTGAAGCTCCTTCGCTTCTATTTTCTTTTGTTAGTGATTCAAAGTCAAACCAATCTTCATTAAAATAATGCACTAAAGACTCTTGCTTAGCTACGTCTCTACATTTATAAAGATGTTCATCTTCAGATTTCCATCCTCTTTCTGGTGTCAATTCTGAGCTAGGAGAATACTCACCATTTCTAACCATTCTTCGTACCTCTGGATTACGTATACTTCTCCCCTGTCTTCTTTTACTAGTTGTATATCCACTTCCTTGCTTGGCTTCAACCATTTTGCTACTCTCTTTCTTACTTTACATTGTGCTTTGTATTTATCTATTAGTATATCAACTTCTGCTGCAAGACCTAAAGACCTGCCATCAGAACCCCAGGCTCTAATAGCTTTAATGTCTTTATCTTTTGCTATATCGACACACTCTCTTTCAAATCTACTTCCCTTTTGCTTACTTTTGCTTGACATATATCTCTCCAAGTGTTGTACATTTACATTCCACACCTATATACCCAAAGTTTACTCTACGATAATTTTGTTCTGCTATACTCATCTTATTGTATTGCTCAGAACACTTATCACAAAGAATATAATTTTTATATCCTGACATTTGAGGCATCCTATTATCATCATCTTCATATAGCTCTACATCTGTTGGTGTTTCACAAGATAGTATAGCGTGCCAATACTCACTTCTCTTAACTCCACAATGAGAGCAATACTTAGGTAGGTTTATTTTCTTTAGACTCTTCGCTTCTTTTATTAACATTCTTTAATTCCTCTGCCTTGCTCTCTATGAACTTAGCTAATTTATCAGTATCTTTTTTCATTTCCAAATAGTTTTCTAGTAAAATTCTCATAGATTCCATAGTGGAACCCATAGCACTTACTACTTTAAACAATGTCCCTACGTCTGCGTAAACTTCTTTCATAGTAGGTTTTTGTTTTTTTCTTTTCATATTATCTCCAAAATGTTTTGGTAGAGAGAAGACGCCAGCCCTTTATTAAATGCCAACTTTATTAACCTAGTAGTTTTTGCCAAAAGAGTATAAAGGTACACCACTGGTTATTTAAGTTTCAATTTAAAATCTCTCTACCAATTATTATTCAGCTTCGTATCCGTATGAAGCTGGTGAATTCTTGTAATTTGTGTATGTCTTTCTAAGTTTGTGTATCAAATACTTATCATCTCTCTTTGACAGTTCGTAGATAGGTGTGCTAGGTTTTATTTCACGCTTAGCATCTACACAGGCCTCTATTCCTTTGTCATAACCCATAAGACTACACATCTTATCCATAATCTCATTCCACGTTTCTATCTTCACCTTGACTCTCTTTCATATTAATGACAAGACCTCTAATCTCTGCCTGTTTCCATATAAACTTTTTAAATTCTTCTATGTCGTCATCAGTGCTGCCGTTTCCTTTTGTTACATACATAGACTCTAGCTCTTCGATATGTTTAAACTTCACTATAACTATCCTCCAATAATTTAATTATACTATTCCAAAATTCTTCATTTTTATCAGAGCATGAATTACAAACTCTATCCTTCATAATATCTTTTAATGGGTCTAAATCTTTAAAGCAATCTCTACAATTCATAAAAACATAACTCCTATCTTCTCTATGAAAAGTAATTGTATTATCACCAATAAATTGAGTGGAGCTTCTATAGTCTATTGGTATCCCTACTATATCTAACTCTTCATGTCTATTTGGTGGGCAACAATCGCAAGTAATTTTATCAAATAAATTCATATACATCCTAAGGTTATGGTATAGAGGGGTGGAAAAAGGAATGTCATGTAACTACACAAAAACACCACCCCTCTTACTCAACTAATTAAAACGGCAGCTCTTCTTTTTTGGGAGCTTGTCCTTCCCATTCAAAGATAGCTTTAGCTTTTGGAGTAACCATAGCATCGCCTTCTCTAGAAGTCCAATGGTCGTGGACAATTTCTAGTATAACAGCTTTACCACTAACGTCACTCTCATTGATATGTGGAAGGAAGTAGCGACCTTCTTTGTCCTCTTCAGTCTCAATAGAGAATGAATTTAATAATTCCATATAGGATTTATTAGACGCTGTATTCATCTCTAATCCATCATGTAGAGAGTTGCTTGGGTCTGGCTTCTTAAATCTAAAGAAACCTTTAGAGCGTACTGTTTTACCAGCATATTCACCCTTGTCTATAGCTTTACTACCTATTTCTACACTCTCTCCTTTGTTCTCTTCTGCTAGTTCGAACTCCATATCGAATACATCTGCTACGTATTTGTCTCTTACAATCACCTCCCTCTCAGACAGTTTAGTAGCGTATGCTTTAAACATACCCTCTGGAATTAAAGATGGAACATCTTTAGATGGGTCATAGTATGCTTCATTACTTCCCATTATAGAGTTTACATCACTCATTATCATTCTCCTTCTTACTAATTGCGAGATTCTCTAGGGCAGACATTGTCTTATCTAGATTACTCTTGTTTATATTTCCAACTTCTAAAGCCTTTCTAACTCTCTCTAATTCTTCTTTACCTATCTTATCAGCTAGATTAAGTAGCTCTGATACATCGTTACTCGATAGAGAATTATCAGGCAAATCTTCTCCTGCAAATATGTATAGACCCAGACCATGCAGAGCAATAGCTTTAGCTAAACATCTCTGTATAGATGTGTTTATTTCAAAAGCATTAGGCTCTTTGATAGGTTGGTTTCTATTGTCTAGTACAGGGTGTACTTGCTCTCTTGTTATACCATCAACTGTTAGAGAGACTTTGACAAAACATCCAGCTTGTGTCTGCATATACGGCTGCTTATTGCCTTCAACTCCCCACTCGTGGACTATCCACGTAGAGTCTGGAGCAATTCTCAGTAACTCTCTTACTGCCCATGCCCAACTGAGATAGGTAAACCTACCCTTTTTCTCAGCTTTTTTCGAGACATCTACGCTATCTAGTTTCTCAAATACACTATTCAATTAATCATCTCCTTCTATTGTGTATGGGGATATATGTGGACAGAACTCTCGTACAGGACAAAATCTCTCGCACTTTATACCTCCCCATGTTTCAGAATCGCTACATTTATTAGGAATCTCTCTTGACTCTAGAGCTTCCAATAGCAAGTCTCTTTTACTTATAAATTTTTCTTTTAGGTGGTCGTCATGTATGAACGGAACCTCTATCAAATATATATTTCTATCTATTCCTCTGTCTCGTGATGCTGCTACTCCTCCATCTCTGACTATCATCTGCACATACATCTTATCTACTTGCTTACCTTGAGACTGCAGCATTAGTCTATACATATTAATTTGCCATGACCAATCTCCTAGCTCAGCCTTCTCTGGATTTCTCCAGTATCTCTTTACTTTCTTTGGCTCTCCCTTCTTTCCCCATCTACCACTTCTCTTGTATACTTCTCCTGTTGGGTCATCTGCCAAGTAAAAGTCTAGACCTAAAACCTTAGACGCTTTGTAAGAGCCTGTACTTTTATAGTCTACTAAATTTTTTGTCTTGCTATCGTACAGGTCTACGATACCTGTTATATTCCAAAGCTCTAGTTCTTGCTCAGCATCACTCTCTTCTGCATTTACTTCTAGAGCTTTATGATGTGTAGTACCTAGTAATGCGAACGCTTGTTCTTGTGGGTCTATATAGAAATCTCTAGTCCTTTCAAGGTACGCCTGACAAGTTCCATTTAAGAGTTCTGTAACGCTAGGCTTTCTATCAGGCTCTCTAACCTTCGCCATCTCTTTTAATGCAGGAGTATATATTCCCATTCTCTCTACATCTAGTTTGTTCTCTATGCCTAGAATATCTTCGAATAATATCTTGTCTCCTTCAGGGTATTTAAATCCTATAGCTGGCATATATTTTCCTTTCTATTTGCATCATCTAATATACAATTTATAAAATTGTTTATCAAGTTATTTATCTCTTTTCTGCATATCTTCAAGAGTCTGTATTAACATTCTAAGAGCCAATCTTTCACCTCTTTGAAAATCTACAAAATCTATGTCATCAATTTGCCCATCAATAATATCTTTGGCAATCTTTCTAATTAATTCTAAAGTTATCTCCATTACTCTACCTCAACATACTTTATAGTAACAGGCATCGAGACACTAATCCTCTTGCCACTTGGTGTTATTCTATCAGTATCAAATTCTATAATCCAATTGTGAACTTCGCTCTCAGCAATCCTTACGCTGCTAATCTCTTTTATTTCATACTGAGAGAGTATAGTTCTTATAGCTCTCTGTAAATTACTGTCATTCATGTAGTACCTCTTTCTATTATTTTAACCTACTATAGGATTGAATTCTATTGCATTATAATCATCTTGTTTATCCTCATCATAGAATTTGTTAATCCTATAATTTATGTGAGTTCTTAGAATTATATCCAAGTCGAGAGCCATTCCCATAGACTCTAAAGTAAACAATTTAGACTTATCATCTATACTTTGTATAAGTCTCCAGACTTTTACAAGTTCTTTAGCTCTAGTTATAGAGATTCTTTGTCTCGCTAATTGCTTTTTCTCTATTAGATAGTATAAATCTAAACCTGTCTTTATAATAGACTGACAAATCTCTATCCAATTTATTATCTTACTAGGATTGAGAGTGCCAGAGTGATGTCTGAACTCTATCGAGCCATGTATTATTCTAGAGTGCATATTAAATCCACAGTATCTAGCATCGTTGTACTTCTCCATACTAGGATTAGTACCATGAGAGCGATACCATGTATCTATAAAGTCCTCTTCGTCGTGTATTTTACTTATCTGTGATACGCTCATAGGTATACGTTTTGCCCATCTACTAGTATCTCTGGAGGGAGGCATCATCTTGTATATAACAGGTTCACATAGTTTAGCTACCATTAATATATATGCAAGTTGTCTAGCATTTAAGTCTCTGGCATCTATGTGTACATGGAGACCACAAGACTTATTTACATACCATCCATTCTTAGTGAGTATGTCTGTAATATTATTAACTGATAGGTATAATTCATCTCCAGACATTCCACCTCTAGTTACAAATTCTCTACCTATACCACCATCGTCTCCACTTGGATGTATACTCCCATCATGAACGACTCTCCAGTTATTTTTTAACTCAAAGTTGTTCTCGTATACTCTAGTTCTGTCCATCTCGTCATTATAACTATTGCAGGCTTCTATCTCTACACCAACAGCTCTACTAAACTTATTTCTATCAAAAGAGTTTGACCTATGTATTTTTACAGTACCATAGGAATCTAGGTCTACATCAGTATCATTCTCATAGCAGTCATCGCAATAGTTACATCCATCACTCTCGCTGTAGTTTGTCTCGTCGCTATTCATCTCGTAGTCGCAAGATTCACATCTAGTATATCGCTCGTAATAACAATCAATACAAAACGCTTCTCGACTAGACTCAGAGTAATAACTTTCGTCTTGAGTTATTATATCTTGACAATCATAACACTCTTCATAAAACTCTCCGAAACAATCTTCGCAAGTTGGTTCATCCTCTACTTCAATCATATCACTCTTAGGAAAGACTTGGTCGCAGTGCTGACAGCCATCGTACTTTTCTTCTATACAATCAACACATACCTCTAGGTCGTGGTCATGTTCAGAGTTTCCTGTTATGTCTACATCGCACTCTGCACATTTTACTTCTGTTGTCATAGACACCTCATGATATAGCGTACTGACTAGCAGTAATTAGTATGAACATAGAGTAGGATATCTCTCGTAACCATCCGATTCTCTTCAGAGTTTTATACATATTATCTATGGATAAATCTTCGATATACTCTCCGTTAACTTCCTCTATTCTTTTAGCAAGAAATACCATGTACTCGTCTAGGTCTTTAGCCTCTACGAATGGATTGTTCTTAGCTTTCTCGAATAGTTTCTTCAACACATACTCTCTAGACTTGATGCGTATAGGGCTGTCAATGCCTACGATTACAGCCATTCTCTTTTTCTTAATCGAAGTAGCCATATTGTCCGTATCCATAGTCAACCTCCTCTCGCATTGGAGACTCTACACAAGTATCGCATACATAGTCCTTTCCATCTCTGTGTAGTACATCTCCTATGTCCTTACAAAAAGAACATTCAAGTCCATATAGAGCTTTCTCATCTAGACCCTTGTTTATAAACTCGCAATCTAAACAAGTATACTTACCATTTTCTACTACTACATCGAACTTGTCTACCTTCATGTTACACTCTATACAATCAACAGCCTCGTATACCCATCCACCATCTATCGAACAACTACCATAGTTAGTATAGCTATATCCATATTCATTCTCTAAAGCCCTAGTGTCTACTTTAGTAGTCTTACATCCTGATGCTTGTGTAGAGAAATTGTCAACATTATACACATAATGTGTACTATGCTTAGCTTCAAATATCTTGGCATTTACTGTATACTGAGTAAAAGCTCTATCAAGATACTCTGGTCTCGAAGCATAGAATAATACTCTAGCCTCTTTCCAATAAGCCATAGCTAAGTCTCTACCACCTTCATGTAGTAGGTTAAGAACTCTATTAGAATTCTTAGTCCAAGAGATTGCGTAGTCTCCATATATCTTATCTAGAGCAGATTGAAGATTATCTTCTTGCTCTATGTAGTGAAAGATATATTGAGAGTCTACTGAATACAATCCCTTATGTTCTTTGTCTAGCGAGTCAAAATTATATACAATACCATTATGACTACCAATAGTCTTACCTATCGCAAATGGGTGTGCCTCTGATTCTCGTATATTATTTCTATCCATTGTAGAGTACCTAGTATGCATCATACATATAGATGTGTTTCTACGATGTTGATTCGCTATATTAGAATACTTGCTAGACTTCACCAACTTGTCTGAACTTGTCAGAGTCTTATTAATTATAGGCTCTGAATTTTCAGATAGCATAGCGATACCTGTAGAGTCTTTACCTCTCTCAGCGATACTGTTCAGTAGAGACTTTGATATCTTACGAACAGTTCTCATCTGAGAGCGTGTCTGACCATTAGGTGTCTTAGCGTATCCTGCAATTCCACACATAGACATTCCTTTCTTTCTATGTTAAAGTATTACTATATATAGTTTTTCTATATCCAATAATACTCTAGGTTATCTGGTTCTCTCCAACCATACTTAGAGTAGAACTTGAAGTCTTTTCTAAGTAGATTGCTTCTATGAGAGGCATGAATTCTCTCATCCCCTATCCAATATGGCATCTCTACGTTTTTGGATATACCATACATTTCCATAGTATTATTATATCCTCTTAGAATCCACTCCTCTATCATTTTGTTTTTGTAGAGCAGCAGTGCTTCCTCGTAGCCTTCCCACATCTTAGTAGCTGGATGATTTATCCACCCTCTGTACTCTCTACCATCTTTTGTAGACGCTCCAGTCAGAGCGTTAAAGATTTGTAGAGCTTCGACTCTCTGCTTACCTAGCCTTCTGTAGTCTAGGCATTGTGCAGAGAGCGTAAAGTCTTCGTATGGTAAAAATGTCTGCATTTATTTTCTATCTATACTTTCATATCTCCCACAGCAAATACACTCTCTTAATCTTTTTCCGTATTTATAAAAAGCATCTTGATATTTATTAATATCGAATACAGATTCTCTCTTACAATCATTACAATATTCTATTTTAGTTTTGCCTCTTCTCATATTATCTACCAAACCTATCGTCTAGCCACCATTCAAGTCTCTTGGCTAGTATTAGAAACCACGCTGAGAATAGTGATATGTAGACGTATGAGCTATATAGAAAGCCATGTGGCTCTCCACATAATCCTAGCATATGTTTAATTGTCTCTAGCATTTGCAACACCTATGAGGTTTATGAACATTAGCTCTCTTTCTAAAGAGATTCTTTTTGAATAGAGAATTATCTTTCTCGAAGATAGATACGAGAGTATCCATGAATCTAGAATAATTAATTCTATAATCATTATATCCCTCGTGTTTTACATTCTCTAGTATAGCATCAGCTATCTTTTCGTAATGTTTCTTACTCATTACTATTCTCCTTTTTTATTATTTCAGAATAAAATATTGCTCTCACTCTTTTGAGTGTATACTTGTTTGCCTGACTCTCAGTCAGGTTAAATCTACGCATCATCCACTCTCTCGCTTGTGGTTTCGTAGAGGGTGGAATTGCTCTATGGTATATATTTCTAGGATTTATCATATATAAATTTACAAATAATATTTGAGAGACAAAACACCATGTTGTAGACTATCTTAGTCCTATAAATTCTAGTGCTCTATACAGCCATGACTCTCTGCAATAGTTTTTAATAGCTTTTGATATTACGACAGACTTTACGTATTTATCGTTGTCGTCTATTCTTTTCCTATCCTCTGTATTCTGAGTCATAGCGATTCCATATCGTATAGCTGATATTTTCTTTACCATATCCATTCTCTCTTTTCTATCCATCATCTCTTTTATTTCTATTCTATTCACTTTCATTCTCCTTTTTTATTTTGTCTACATATCTGGCTAGTATCATCAAATCATCTTTCGCTCCCTGCTTTGCTTTCTCTCCAGAATTTTTATTCTCAAGAATTTCTATATATATTCTTGTAGCTGTCTCCCATGTAGGAGGTACTATCTCGACTTTCTTTACCATGTTTTCTCCTCTCTGAGAATTGGTCTCATAGTTTTAGGGTCTTGTTTCTTGGTCGGCTTCGGTCTCTCTACACCATAGTGTCTCCATCTACGCTGTCTCTTGTATGATGTCTCTCTATCAGGTACAATATCCTCTAGGTATTGTATTACTCTG